TAACATAAACCATCCTCCTTAAAAATTTTATATAATAAAAGAAACCAGTATTTCCGGTTTCTATTTATTGTTAAAGTTATTTTTTTATCTGTCGCTTGGGCTTGGCAGGGCATTGCCATTGTTTGCCTGTGACTTTAATGTATTTTCAGACGGGTTATCTGTTTTTGGTCTTCCGCCTTTACCGTCCTTTTCGGTTTTTCCATTTGATGTCCATGCAGTTTGATGTGGGAGATATTTTTCGTATATCCCTTCTTCAATCTCTGAATCAAGCACAGCATAATAAATATCCGGGTCAACCCCTGTGCTTGCAATCAGGAATGTCATGGAGCCGGATGCCGAAGTATATAAATCCTTCATCATGCCAAAAAATTCTTTCCGGTTGACAAAGGAAGTAGGGAAGTAGTAAATCTCTACCTTGTTTCTGCTGTCATTAATAATGTTTTTATTGATTACATGAACCAGCTCATTTTTCCATTCACATACCCATGTATATAACTGCGAGGTAATCATTTCAAGGTTCTGCTGTCCCCCAGCGAAGGTGCCGGTGGACATAGCGCCGATTAAACATGCGCAGATACCAAGGTCAAGCGCAATGTCGTTATTTAAATCCGATTCATTTTTATTGTCAAAGATATCCGTTGACACATCAATCGAGCCTAATTTTGTGCCGGCAGCAAGGGACATAAAACTTAATCCACCCCGATTATTTTTATGCAGGACTGCCTGTTTTACTTTGTTATGCTGGTCTTCCTGCTGCGCCTTTGTTAGAGTGGAGCCTGTGCCCTGTTTATTTTCAGGAAAAACCTCGTATAAAACACGGTTGTTCACTTCATCAAGGACATTCCGTTTGGTATCCGTAAAATAATCCTTGTACAGCACATCCGATAAAGCGGCAATAATCAGACTCCTTCCCCATGCTTCGGCATTTTTGCATTTGATTTTCCTGCACATAGTCCTGTCAGGGTTTAATACCAGCCAGTTGCCGGAAACAGACGGGTTCTTTTTCTGGCGGTATCCGTCCACAATCTCTTTTGGGTATTTCCGTAATTTTCTCCTTAAATCCTCCCCAGTAAAATCATCAAAATACCGTAAATTAAACGCCAGCACAAACCTTCCGTTTTTCTTCCCGACAATCTTTGTATACTGCCATGGAAGAGTAATAATTGAAGCGTTTAAGCCAAAATCATTAATCTCCACAATGTTCTCAACATCATAATCCGTCATAAATTTTTTCTGGTCTGCGGATTTTTTTGTGGTTTCAAAATAGTAAAAGGCGATGCCGTCCAGCATTTCCGTAAATAAAGCATCTCGGATAAAAGCCTTGTCGTCAATTGTTTTCAGGGTGGACTTCATTAAATCTTTATTTATTTTCGCTTTCTGTGTTTTATACTGGCAGGTGACAATTTTATCAAGGGTCAGAAGGGCGGTCATATAATCTATGGAATTGCTGACCGTTCCGTTTTTCCCATAAACAAACTCGGAAAGCCGGATTGCCGTTTCATGGTTCCCAACCGGGTTCCTAAGAACCGAGTCTATTTCTTCTTTGGTAAAATAATCATAAACGCCGCAGTTAAAAACGGATTCAAACAACTGGCGGTAACAGTAGGAATTAAATTCATATCCAGCAGAAGTATCTTGCCAAGCTATGTTGTTTGTTTCTGTGACTGGCGGTGGGACAGAAGTAGTTTTATTTTTATAAGGGCTGCCCCTCCTGTATTTTGTTTTTTTAGGCATATGGCGCCTCCTTCCATTAATTGATAAAAACTCCATAGTCATACTCGCTGCTGTCAGATATTAAGTCCTGTTCCAGCAGACTAATAAAGTAACTGCCATAGGCAAGGCTTACATATCTGTCCTTGGTATTGCTCCCAGTTTCATACAAAGTGATTACGCCAGTCTGCTCGTTCCTTGTATATTCCAATGACATCATTTCATTCACTAAAGCCTGTGTTTCCAGATAAGGGCGCTCATAAAACAGCATAACATCTTCATCTGGGGAACAAGCATATTCAGGGACATTGGATTCTAATATGTCTTTTGCAGCATCAAAATTGACTAGCAAATCAATCATCTGTGTTTCAAAAATCCCTCTCAGAGATACCGCAATGTCATTGTTTAATTTCTGGCTTGCGTTTACTGCAAATATATTTTCCACAGCACCAGAAACAGTGACTCTTCTGGCAATATCGTCATCATTCATACATCTCCATGCCGGATACTCACAATCCCTGTCCTCGTCATAAAGAACCTTTGCAAGCCGGTCATATGTTAAAATACCGCCGTTCCTTGTGTCAAGAACGACATAATCCGCCTCAAAATCATAGTACAACTGCTTGATACGGATTGCCTGCTTGTCCACGTCACTGCCGGGGTTCGCCTCTATATAAGATAAAATCCTGCGATATCCGCTTTTTACCTCAACCGTTTTCCCGTTTATGCTGCCGGATTCATAAGTAATACTTTCTGGCAGAGCGCGGATGCATGTAAAACAGGAATTGTCATTTTTATTTGAACGTTCAATAAACGCCATGTCGCAGGAAATAATCCTGATTTCTCCGTTCTGTTTTGGGATGCTGTAAGGGTTTTTCTTTTTTCCTCTCACATTCTCATACCTGTGCGGGTAAAACGCTTTTTTGTTTGTCTGGTTTTTTGTCAGAAGCCCATATGGGAAATAGGCGTTGGCGCCCTCGCGGAGCATTTCATTTTCGTATTCCTCACGCCATGTAACCGGGTCAGTGCTTCGTTTTGCTTCTATTAAGTCGTTTTTCGTCTTAATGTTATGTTTCAATGCAATCGAATAATCAGTTGCAAGCATACAGGACTTCCCGTCAGAATATTTGCTTTTTACAGTATCTTTTAATAATTTCCCCATCCAGTGGCTTGTTGGAGCCGCGGAACTAATATAGATATTTGCAGTTTCCTCGTTAAATTCCTGATTGTCGCGATATTTCACGCCATACTGTTCACACTCCTCATTTGTCCGAAACTCTGCGGGGCGGGTCATTGCGAATGGCTTAATGACCTTATCAATTACATATTTTTTAATCCGCTTAAATTCTTCATAAATTAGGATTGTGCCCCTGTATCCCAGCGCATCTTCATTTCCTACAACTACAACAAGAGAACTCCCGTTATGGAAGGTAACTTCTATGTCATTTGCATTTGTGCTTATTTTTTTGATTTCGCGACGCAGATTCTCGGATTTTGGCATCAGCTCTTTTTGTATTTTTTCCTTTACAATGAGTCCCGCCTGCTTTTTGGTCCCAGATACTACAATTACTTTCGTATTGGGGTAGAGGATACATTTTGCGCAGGAAAATATGGCGATTACATAAGACTTTGCCGAAGCACGCCCTGCGATAATGACTACGCTGATAAAAGAATTTAACATATACAGCCATATGATTTGATACCAGTGCAGGGGGATTTTCAGGTAATGTTCTATAAAAACTGGGATATTCCTTCGGTAAAAACTAATCCAGTCTATAAGATGTTCATAATTAATTTTATTTGCCAGCCAAGAGGTTTGGGAAAATTTTTTATAGACGGCTGCTTGATATGCATCTAACATAGATTATCCGCCGCCTTTCATTTCAATGTCCTCGTCGTTGACCCAGTACTCTTTTTCCTTTTCCTTTGTACCGAATATCAGATTTTTTAACGGTCTGAACATAAAGCGTTCTATATATTCAACAATCCCAAAGAAGTCATGATATTTCTTTTTGTCTTGATAAAACTCAGCAGGGCAGTATTTTTCAATGTCCATAATCCATCTGCCAAATGCATCGTTGCTGATATCTGCGTTTTCTGTTTTTAGTTCCGCAGCCTCAAACATTGCCTTGTAGGAATTGGAAAGAGTACCGATATCCTTTCCCGCCTGAATATTTATCTGCATTTGGTATTCCAGAAGGCAAAGATTCTTCATCATCTTTTGTTTTTTCACATCTGGTTTCTCTGCGCAGAGTTTGAGCAACTCATCATAATAGCCCTGAAGGGTAGGGTATACCATAGGTTCATAACCGGAACCCCAGAATTTTATCATTTTAGGTGTCAGCTTGTATTGCGAAAAATCCTCGATATCATCAGGATTTTCAACAACACTGTCTTTTCGTTCCTCATCAAGAGTAGTATCATAAGTTTTGCCCTTATACTGGACAAGATTCGCTTTGGAAATATAGGTATGGATTCTGGAACGGTTTTTTGTGATTTTTCTGCTTGCGTTTAAAAGGCTTACACTGTAATAAATATCAAATTTTTCACAAATCCTTCTGATAGCAGTGTCTTCATCTCCTCCATATACCTCTGTGTAATGCTCAAAAAGTCTGTCCATACAGCGTTTACATATGGGCAGATGATACTCCCATCCAGCATAAAGCTCACTTTGGGAAGCAGGGAAGTTGTCATCTAATTTTTTGTAAGGTGTCCCACAGGTTGGGCACTTATAGAAATCAGGTTCATCTTCTTTGGAGTATTTGATTTTTTGGAGCTTTGTATTTTCAGACGGTGCAGTAGTAGTCACACGTCTGTTTGATTTTTCTTGTGCCATAAGCACCATCCTTTCTGGTTTTAATGTTGTTTTTCAATTAAAAAGACAGTCTTGATAACTGCTATTAATATATAAAAAAGTGAAAGTTTTATTTTAAATTATTATAACTTCAAAAAAATATATTTAGTATATTCAAACTCTTTTGTTTATGGTATACTAAAAGAAAAATTATTATAATAAATTTTAAATTTAATACTTTATTAACAGATACAATTGCTTGTAATAAATGTGATAAATGAATTACATTATATATTACCACTAAAGTTTATTTGATCAAAGGTTGGGGACAATAAATTATCATAAAAAAGCAATATGTGTATCAAAAAGATAATGAGAGGTATATTTTATGAAAAAAAACAAACGAATTTTAAAAGATTTTATTTTATTTACTGCATTGCCATTTTTTATTCCATTTATTGTTCAAATACCAAAATCGCTAATTGCTCCAAATATAAAGTGGATAATAATTATTTTTGTTACTGGTTTAGATTTCTATTTTGCATATAAATCTTTGTTAGAAAAGGAAAAAGATAATAATAATGAATACATACAAAGATCAATACGTTATGCATTTTCAGGTGCACATGAAATAATAGAAAGAAAAAGAGATGTTCTATCACATGAAACAGAGTTTAAGAGGATTGACATAAAAAATAATATCTTACCATATGATATACATTCTCAGATTAATGATATTTGTAAGGAATTTAAAAAAGTTATGTCTTCTATAACTCAAATAAATAATGAATTTATATCAATTACATTCGTTTATCATTATGCTTATGATGAGTGTAGTGAAAATGATAAACAATGGAAGTGGATTGGTGGAAGAGAGCCAATTGGTAAAATTCCATTAAATGATCTAATAAAAAAAGAAACAACTACATTTTATCAAATTATTAATGGTAATACACATTATATTTTTGGCAATAGCAAAAAAGAATTGGCTGATCAAGGGCAATATTATTTGAGTAAAAGAGATCAAATGTATAATAATGTAGGCTCCATTTTTAGTATTAAACTGGCATTTGGAAACAATGCAAAAACTTTTGTTGAAGGAATAGTTACAGTAACTACTCATGGAAAATATTTTACTCAGTATCTTGATATTGATAATAGTTCACAAGTATTGAGAAATATGATAATAGATGAAATTTTTCCATATTATAAAAAGTTGATTGAATCTGAAATGGGATTAATGTACATAAGACATATAAACAAACATAATACCCAATAAAACAATTCTTTTATAGGACAAAGCTGCCACACTGACAGTTTTCAACCGTTAATGTGGCGGCTAAGTTTTAATCAGCTTTATTATTAAGTAAATCTTCTATATCTATGTTGTTTTCTTTACACAAAGCCACTGCCGTACTAACAGCATTTGCTAATTCTGATTCGTCAATCATATCCAATGTCTTAGGTTTAGTTTTCTTCCCTGTTGTATTCAAATAATTTGTGATTCTTAAATTAAGGTTAATGCCATGTTTATACAAAAGTTCTTTTTTATAGTTATTCCATGCTTTCCCAAAGTCCCCCATAGAAGATGCGTATGCCCTTACTAGAGAATTTATTAATGGCCTGCCTGCCCACCTAAGATTCTTTTGCATAAGCAAATCATTTTCATTGCTCAAAGAAACTATTTTCTTTTGTTTTTCTTCGATATTAACAAGTAATCCTTTGACGATAGTTTTCTGTGTGTCTGGTATATCAGAAAAATATGTATTGACCATTAAATCCACGTTATTAACATATCCTCCAGTTTTGCGGATTGTTGGCAAAACTTCATCAAATACCCAAGACTCAAATTTTTCAGCAGATGGAAGTTTAGACTTTATAATAAGTCTATAAACATCTCCTTCAGATATAAAATTTACATCCTGAATTTTTCTACTAATAGGGATACCTGTTTTAGGGTAGCCCTACAATGTGTTGAAACCGCGTTGTTTGGCTTGGCATACCCTAATGCTTTTGCAACATCATTTGCACAGAAATAAGGTTTGCCATCAATTAATATTGTCCTGATTTCTCCAAACTCCTCATTTTTAAAAATTTCAATTTCATTCATACATTGTCCTTTCTCAACATCCTAGCTGTTGCTGCATCTCTAAAAATTTATTTAGTCTTTCTGTTCTTTCGAAAAAATAAGTAATGTTCCCATTATTGTATTTGTCAGCCCTGAAATTTGTGTAATCAAAGCCAGCGGCAATCAACATTACCATTTCTTCCCTTGTGGTACACCTGTACCAATTTCTTTCTTCCTTCATTTTTTACCTCCGAATGAATAAAAACTGCTCCATATAGTAATGGTGGAAAGGCAGGCTGGAGTTTTCCTGCCCCATATGGTCTGCAAATCCATATATTTACCACTGATTCAGTTACCAACGAATGAAGTTGGCGATTCTCTCATAACTGATAATTATTTCTTCTCTTTTTATTTCTTCAAAATAGTGAAGAAGTATGCAAAATTTTCCAACTGTAAAAGTCTTTAATCTGAAAAGGGGAGGGCAGTGTTTAAGCTGCCCTTTCTTCATATCAAACAGTATACAGTTTTTTATGGTCAGCCAGCATTTTTCTTATATATTCCAAACCTTTATGCGTAACATATGTAACAGGTCTGTATCTGCCGTCTTTGCAGGGAGTTTCTTTTACTTTAAATAATTTTTGCTCCATAAATCTCTGGTAAGGGATATTTGTTTTTCCTTTATAAAACATAACCTCATTTGTGCGTAAGAAAGAATATAATCTTTTTAACCCGATATTCAATTCTTTTGCCACAGTATTCATAGGTAGCAACCCTTCAGTATTAAGAAGGGTATCATAAAACTCTTTGTATTCTGATAATTCTTCCTGTATTTCTTTATTCTTTCTCTTAATATCTTTTATCATCGCTAATTTAGTTTCATCACTAAAATCAGGGAAATAATTTTCTACAAATTCATCCGCCATATCTGGGTCAACATATCCGCCGGAATGGTTAAGTATTGGCAGAACTTCTTCAACTACCCATTTTCTAAATGGTCTGCACTTTTCGGTATGAGCCTCAAACATAAAATCATATAGCTGGGTTTCGTTTAAGAAAGTTAGTCCATCGTGGACTAATGGCGTAATTCCAGCATTTTTGACCGTTTTGTCAACTCTGTCTTTTCTACACTGATAATACAGTTTCCCTTTTACAGTATTTGATTTCACATACCCAAGTGCCATGCCGGTTGAATAAAGCTCAAACATAGGAACTCCATTAATAATTTCAATAGTCACATCTGTTGTTTCGAATTTCTTTAAAATTCTGTTTTCCGTTTTTGTCATCAATTTTTTCCTTCCTTCGCATTATAGCAGCGAAACACTAAAATATTTGTCTGCGTTATTTGCCGATAACGGAACCGTTACCTGATGTGGAACAGTTGCGGCAACAACTATTCCGAAAAGAAAAATTATATGACAAAAAATAAAAATTTCTTTGGGACGTAACTGCCCCACATCAAATAACGATATCTAATTATTTCTTCTCTTTTTATTTCTTCAAACAATATAAAAAGAGCCGCCATAAATGACGACTCCGCTTTTACAAAAATATAAAATTTTCTCAATGAAATGCTTTTTTGGAACTGATTTTGTCAGGTTCATTTGAACCTTACAAAATTTATTCCTTAAAATATTTTTTATATAGCAGCAATACGGTATTACTGCTTTGAATAATAAGGGAGTAACAGTAGAAGCACTTCCAACTTTTCATATTACACAGTCTCAGTTTCACTTTCCGAATCCCAGATTAAATCCATCTGGAACGGCTCAGTATTAACCGGAAGAAACTCATTCTTGTTGTATGTACCTAAAAGTTCCACACATTTTGCCTCAAGCTCATCACGCGATTCAACTTCGAACTTAACTGTCTCGAACTCCCCAGTTCCGGTGAGCGTTACTTCATCTTTTACTTCATTTGTATCAGGGTCAGTGACCTGCGTGGTAGTTTCCTTCATAATTTCCTTCTTTACAGAAAGAAATCTGTACAAGTTTCCTTTTTCCTTAATCAAAATAGCATACATTTAAAATCCCTCCTATAAAATAGTTTCTGTCTCCTGCTCGAAAGCATTATCTTCATTCCGTATCTCTGCCAGAACCGCCATAATCTTCTCTTTCAGTCTTGCCTGGAATACAGCAATCTTTGCCTGGCTTACAAGCGGCTTTGTGGTAATCACATCATTCACCTCTGAATCAGCTATCCGCCCTGCGTCAACCGAGAACTCAATGTTCAGGTTTTCATCAAGCACATACTCCTTCGGGGCAATCTTTCCAAGTGACACCTCAACTACTGTGTCACTTTCTTCCGCATCTGTAACCGCAGGCGTACCGGAATCTATACTAACATTAGCAGTAAAATCAATTTCGGAGAACTTGATTCTGCGTACATAATCATGCAGCGTCTCAATCTCCATAATTTCATCATCTGTTAATTCTTCATTGTACTTTGCTTTAATAGCATACTTTACGATATTGTTTTCAATATCAATCTTTTCGCTGAAATTCATTTAAAAATCCTTCCTTTCTTTATGTTTTATTCATCATATAACTCGTTATAGACATCTTTCAGACTGACTATCAAATCCCGTAATGTGCCCTTACTCATATGGCAGCATAATTGGGGAAGATGCAGGTTATTGTCACTCACAGAAAAAGCAACTACCCGTTTATCTTCTGATGGTGCAAACTGCGCTTTGGTAGTAGGGGAAAATAATAATTCGATATACCTAATATTTGTGCCGCCATTATATGTAATTGTTTTTACATCACCAACATTAATCTGGTCTTCAATAATATCCAGTGTTTTTGCCATTCTTTCACCTGCTTTCTTTGGATTATAGTATTTGTTAAGCAGTGGATGAAGCAGGACTCGAACCTGCGTTGTTTCTCTGTGGGCGATTTACAGTCACTTGCCCTCGCCGCTAGGCATATTCATCCATATGATATAGATTTAAGATATAAGTTGTCATTACTTTGCAAAACGACAAAATACGTATTTATTTCTTAATTTATTTGACAATATATGGGAGATTTGGTAGAATAACAGATACAAGCAGAATCCAGCATTTCATCCAGGCTAAATGAGATGGTTAATAGGCGGTTTGAGTCACGTCTGAATAGTGATATTCAGTTATATAGATACCTCACCACGAAGGGAGGTGTATACGTGATAATCTGTGAACTAATAGTAATACCGTTAGTTACTGGCATTGTAAGCGGAGTAATCTCTGCATACATAGTCAGGTTTCTTGATAAAAGACACAAAAATAACCGCCATGAGTCAAAATAGCGGTTACTTTGTGTTGATAATTAATTATTAGCCTTTAATCGTGCAAATTAAGGCTCAAACCGTCTAACGGATTTCTGCTTGTTTTTAGATTATTTCTATGTATGTTATTCTAATCCAATTCTGTTGTATTGTCAATAGTTTTGTTTTTTCAGAATTCGTAACTTGTCATATGCAGTTTTTGGGGCTTAGAGAGATATGCACTTGAAATTGGAGCTTCGTTGGGTTAGATCTTAATAGAATCCTTTATTTTTCTAACTTTGGAAGTATCAGTCTTGATATAAAATTTCTTTGTAACATCTGTTCCAGAATGATTTAACATAACAGAAACATCCTCTAAATTTACTCCCTCGTTTTTAAGTAGGGTAGCATAGCTATGGCGAAAATCATGACAGTGGAGCGTTGGCTCTCCAATCATTTCTCCAATTACTTTACACCAATCATTTAAAGTTCCATTATTTATGGGTTTATCTTCAGTTACATAAGGACTAATAAATATCCAACCATAGTCATTTATATCACTATCTTTTCTATACTGAACAAGCTTTTCAAGATATCCTTTGGTTTCTTCTGAAAATGATAATTCAACTATTTTACCTTCTTTTTCTAATACATCAGAAAATATTCTTTCATCCCAATCAATTTGTTTCCAACGTAAATTTGCTACAGCATTAACTCTTGCCATAGTGGTTAAAGATACAAATGCGTATGCCTGTAATTGAATATCTCCATGTTCTTGTAATTTTTCACGCATTAACTGTACTTGTTCTTTTGTTAAATACGTTTGAACAGTGATAGGTTGTCCTGCTTTTGGACGTTCGATAAATTCTACTGGAGACTCTACAATTAATTTTTTCTTACGCAAGAACTTATAAAAAGCTGATATAGAAGCCATTACACGCTTTTGTCTATTTACATTATTTCCTTGCTGTTTCCTCCAATAATAATACTCTTCCAGATCCTCGTCCTTCGCCTCAAGTACAGATAAATTAAATTGACTATTATACATGTAAATAAACCATTGCATAAGATCTGAATTATATTGCAAAATAGTATTTTTTGATAAGTCACGTATTGACATATCTATCTGATACTTTTGAAATAGTTTTAATGTTTCAGGATTTATTTGTTTAGCTTTCTCTTCATCATAAAGACAAATTCGTTTACTGCGT